GTAAGAAGGAGTTTTTAAGCAAATCTCTGTATTATAAACCATTTCATCTGCTCTAGTAACTGCACCCATTACTAGTTGTAATACACCAGCCTCAATCTTATGAAAGTCTGGATCAATTTGTTGAGCACCTTCCATTCGTTTCTGTTCACCCCAATCATCTTTATATTTTTCTAATTGAGATTTAATCTTTGAAACATTGATGCCAGTTCTAATGATGCGAATATCAGCCAAAGAAACTCTCCAGATTGTTTCGTTTCTCAGTAGACCAACCCATACAATCTAGTACAACTTTAATTGGTTCGATAAATGCTTTTTCAAACTGTAAATCATAATCAATATATTGTTGTAAACCAAACTCAATAGGCAATCTGCCAGGATAACTAATCACCATATCTTTAAAAGGATTAGGTTGTTTGATATAAGTAAACTTAACTTTCTCACCTTCTTGTATCTTTGGATATTTCTTATCAAGACCCATTTTCACAAGATAGTGATTGTACAGAATTGCACCCTTAACATGAATTGGTGTACCTTTCTTATACATGATAACAGAATCAGCATAATCTTTTAGACCATTCAAACCTCTTGGAAAAGAAATGTCTTCAACAGGAAGTTTCTTAAAGTTTGTTTTAAACTCTGCAATGAATTCATGGATATCATTCTCAGTTCCTTGCATCATAATCTTAATTGATTGTTTCATCTTCTCACGGATAGCAGATGGAGTAGATGATTTCACCATTTCAAGACCCATAACTTTCATGTGAGGTTCATTGTATGCAACACCTTCGTTGTTATACACATTCAGAATGTATCTCTTCTTCGCAGTCCAAATACCTTTATCTGCCAATGCCTCTCTCTTCATTTGCATTTTTTGGGCAAACGCATGAACATAGTTAGCAAGATTCTCGTAGCTCTCATCAATAGATGGTTGAATCTTATCTTCACAGACACGGTCCATGAAGGTGATAATTTTATTAATATCTGTCTTGTCTTTATGCACTTTATCAACAAGTGGACCAAGTTTGAGATAAATCGAATCTGTATCTGAGGCGATAACATAATCTTCTTCCGTTTTCAATAGGTTATTCATATAAGAATTGAGATGTTTTTCAATCCAACGAATAGACAATTGACCCGCAAGTGTAACTGCAAGTGCCATTCTCAAATCATAGAAACGGAAATACTGTGAACCTAAAGCACCATATGCGGAGTTTAATGAAACTTTCTTTGCGAGTTGTAGATTATCATATCTTGCAATTCGGTTATTAATTTCATTTTTCTTAGACTCATCTTTTTCATTCTCATACTCTTGTTTTGCTTTCAACATTAGTTTTTTGAATTTACTTCTGTCAACATACATTTCTTCCAACATCTTAGGCAAGAAACCTTGTTTGTCAGTACGGAAGAATTGACCATTCGGTGTAATAGTAACACCAGTTAATTTTGATGTATCAACATTCTGTTCAATCATCTTATCAACAGAAACGCCTTTAGAGATAACATCTCGCATCTCTTTGTCGTAATCGCTTACTTCAATCAAAGTTTCTGGTGAAATATTATACTGCATCATCAAATGTGGATACAAACTGTTCAAGTCAAAAGAAGCAACCCAATCGTGTTTACCGACTTGTACTTCTTTCACATATGCACCTTCAAACGCAGCTGTTTTACTGTTGTTACTCTTCGGTGGAACAATAATCTTTCTCTCAAACAAATAATTGTAGATTAGAGAATCCCACATCCTTGTTTGTGCAAAGATATCTTCATAGTTTGTTTTAGTATCATATGCAAGAGTAAGACCCAACTCAATCAGTTTTAATTTCTGTTCAAGTTTAAGAACCAACTCCACATCTTTAATGTTATATTCAATAAACTTTTGATGATTTAATTTATACAGTTGATGTAGATTGTCAAACTCTTCATAGGAGATTTTACTCTCACCGAGTTCAACATTACAAATATTGTTTAGTGAATATGATTCTTGTGACTTACCACCTGGCGCATACCATCTGTATAACTCAATGTAATCAAGTGTAGAGACACCGACAAAATCATATGCAGTTAACTCTCGGTTGTTCATTACAGTTTTGCGACTGTTGATGTAACCCCATGGCGACAGTTTCTTTGTTTCATCTTCACCAAGAATTTTATTGAATCGATTTACAATGTAAGGAATATCAAAGAACTTGATGTTCCAACCTGATATCGCATCAGGACAATTCTCTTCCCAAAATCTTAGGAACTTCTTGCAAAGATTGTACTCATCATCACACTTGATATAGACTTCATCGCCTTGAACTTTATAATCACCACAAGCAAATACAGTCATTGCACCATTGATATACTTAATGGCAATTGCTGTGATTGGTTCATTTGCAAGATATGGATCAGGAAATCCATTCTCTGAACCGACTTCGATATCAAGTATCGCAATAGACAAATCTTCCATCTTCCAATCGACCATGCCTTTTTGTTCATCTGCAATGAAGGCATATTGATAAGAAGAATTGCCAAAGATTTTAAAGTTAGTTACTTCATCATATCTTTTAATGAAGTCTCTCGCTTCTCTGACGGATTCGAATTTCATCGGCTCGAGAAAATCTCCCTCAAGCGACTTGTAGGCAGTTTCTTTTTTAGATGGCAAAAACAAAGTAGGCGTGTAAGCTACTTTTAACTTTACACGCCTGCCTTCTTTAACACCACGATATAATATGTTGTTGCCAATACAAGCAACATTTGTATAGTATTTACTCATTCATATATTGTATCATAGTTTTGGAATAGTAGAGGCAATTTCGATACCACTACCAAACATTTTGTTGTATTGGTTTTCAAGGTCTCTATTTGGTGTAGTGATGCACAATATATTTTCCATGCCTATTTTAATGCCGGAATTAAATTCTTCTGCAAAATCTAAGAATGGGGCAAAACCCATCATCGGACCATCTTTAGTTGGTTGTACTATTACTTGAACTGGTTTAGTGATAACAATTTCTGTATCACTTGTGCAGTCCACTCCGGCGAGAATCGTATGATTCGTTTTGAAGGTTACGAGCTTCGTTGTCATATAATTTAATTTCCAATACTGAATTAATAGGTTGTTTATTTGAGAAGTCTACAGCATCAGCAAGCGTATCAAACTCTTTGAATGATACAGCTGATGTTCCGTTCATGTAGTAACACACTCTATACATTGACAGGTGTTCCAGCAGGCAATACGCCAATAGTTACCCATCGTTTGGGGAAAAGCATTTCCCTTCCACGATAGTCGTTCATGTCTGCGGATGGGTCTTGTACCCAACCAAGAACCTCAACCATGTTGTCAAATTCCCGCAAATACAAATCATACCTATCTGCTCTAGGCAACTTGTATTCTACTGCGAGTTTTTTTGCCAATTCACGAATGTTCATTACTATACCTCTTTATTTAAATTAACTTACTTTATACATTATAACATAGAGTATGTTAGCGTGCAAGCTCTATGTTATATCTTTGCCTTAGATGGTTTCGTAGTCTTCTTTGCCACATCCACATTCTGGACATAGAAAATTATCAGGCAACTCTTCCCATTTACCTTCTACTTCTTCATCGTGGACATGACCACATACTACACATACATGTTCCATTATAGTGTCTCCAATTTTTGTTGATACGCTTGTGCATGGCGTTTTTCTATTTTTGCAAGAGCAGCAAATCTCTTTTCTGCTTTTGCTAGAACTGCACGGAATTCCTCTGCATGAGTTTGACTCTCTGCAATTTGGTGTGCCGCTTCACGCTCTGCTTCTTGATTGCCTTCAACTTGTGCTTCATGCAACATAGTTGGATACATTTCTGTAAACTCATATGTTTCACCTTCAATTGCCATTTCAAGGCATTCTTTGGTTGATGGTTTACCAATCAACAACTCAAGGTGACCCCATGCATGAAGCAATTCTTGGTCAGCGGTGTGCCAAAAATGTTTGGCGACTTCTTCATAACCTTCTTCCATTGCAATCTTGGCGAAATAACGATATTTGATGTGTGCTTTACTTTCACCAGCCAATGCAGATTCAAGATTTCTAATTGTAATTGACATAATTTCCTTTTATTTTTTAATGAAACTTTTAAGGTCTGGTGTTGTCCATCCTTCAGGTTTCAATACTTTACCATCTTCTCTTTTAATTACTTTACCAGTTTTTCTATCAATCTTTGATAGATTAGACCTTGCGACTTCTTCCCAAGCACCATATACTTGAAAGTTTTTCATGTAACAGTAACCGAGAATCACCCAAATCATATCCATACAAGCGTCAAGTTGTCCAACATCATCTCGCATAATTAATGCCTGACAAAATTCATCATACTCTTCAGCAATTAAAGTGCGATATAGATGAACATTGTCTGGTGATGGTTGTTGGTCACAAGCATCAATAAAAACTTTAACATCAAGTGCCATGTTAGACATGATTAGCCTTTCTTTTTCAATTCAGACTGATAAGTCCTATTTCTTAACTCGGAAGAACTAAACCGATGATTGCGAGAGTTGTACCAAATTTTGATACCACGGTCTTCACAAATTTGTTTACCAGTAAACTCTTTATCTTTATACTCTTCACCAATAATGCGAACACTAAGTGGTAAGAACATTAACATATCTTCAAGGTCTTTCTCTGTATCATACACGATAATTTGGTCTACAAATTTAACCGCAGAGAGTTGAACATATCTTTCAACAACAGATTGAACTGGTTTATTTTTTGTATCTGGTCTATCAATTGTTGGGTCACTTTGAACACCAACAATCAAATAGTCACAGATTGTTTTACACTCAGCAAGCATTAGAATATGCCCAGCATGAAGTAAATCAAAAGTTGAACAGGTGAACCCAATAGGTTTACCAATCATATTATCAGGTAGCACTAGCATCTCTTTTTTCCTTACTAAGATTCTTTATAAAAACAGCTTCATCTTTCATCTGATAGTCAAGTGTATCACCAATTTGCCAATCAAGTTCTTTAACCAACTCATCAGGTAATTCAACAATCGCATCACCATTCTCACAAATTTCTGTCACTTTAGTTGTATAGGTTTTCATATCATTGTCACTTCAACATTACATTTATTTAAAAAATCTAAACCATCTGTATTCTTATAACTGTTGCGATAGTATACAGATTTAATTCCGGATTGATAAACTAACTTTGCACAATCTAAACATGGTGCGTGTGTGATGAACATGGTTGCACCATCACTTGAATTAGTTGACCGTGCAATCTTGGCAAGTGCATTAGTTTCAGCATGAAGAACTTCTGGTTTGGTTTTTAGATTGTAAGGATGCCCACTATCTTCTTCTTGGTATTCCCAAACTTCGTTGTCAACACTCCATGCATTTGCATAAACTTTGTTTTCACAATCATTTGTCCAACCACTAGGCATTCCGTTGTAACCAATGCCGATGATGGTGTTATCTTTTATGACAACACATCCAACTTGTAACCGCTTTGCAGAAGACAACTGAGAATAAACCTCAGCTGCCTTCATATGAGCATTAGCAAATTTACTCGGCAACATTTGATTTTGATTTATCTTTTTTACTGACTCTCTCCATCTTGCGAGAGTGTAGTTCGGCTTGAATCATAAGATTCTTATATTCGTTTCGTTCAACGGCATTGACCAAGGTCGCCATTGTTCGTTTTACTTGCTTGGGGAGTTTAAAGTTTTTATCAGGTTTCATAATAATATTATATCAAATAATTCTATAGAGGTGTGGCAATAATAGGGGTCATTGCGACCCCTACCGTTTAGACTGCTTCTTGAAGCAGTTTTGGATTACTGAAGTTTAGTTCTTTACTAAACTCAACTTTCCTTGGTTTCTTATGTTCTGGAATTATATTTTCCAAAGCAATTTTAAGAATACCATCTTTGAATTGGGCACCACGAACCTCAATCGTATCATTCAGTCGAATAGACTTAGTGAAAGAGCGAGTAGCAATGCCACGATACAAATAATCCACTTCAGTTTGGTCTTTCTTTTCACCCTTAACGATTAGTGTACCGTCATGGATTTCAACATCAACCTCATCTTGCCCAAAACCAGCAACCGCCATTTCAACGACATACTTGTTGTCATCTAGTTTGATGATGTTGTGTGGTGGGAAAGAAGTGTTTCTTGTTGGTGTAGTACCGTCAACCAGTCTTTCGAGTTCGTTGAAGATGTTATCGAAACCAATAAATTGTGGATATAATGCTGTAAAGCGTGTCATAGTTTTCTCCTATTAAGCGAGTTAATGAAATGTGACCCCTAAGGCATCACAATATTATTTAGTCACCAAGACATAAGCGTCCTTGTTGACCAAATAAATTCTACCAGGTAATTCTTCTTTATATACTTTAATGAATTTGTAATTGCCTTCGACACTTACATCATTAATATCTTTACAATAGACAATCTCTCCATTGTATCGGTTTTTTAGTTTCACAATTTTCATAATTTAATCTCATCTCAATGTTCGTGTATTTTTTTACCAATATTATATTTGGCAATTAATTCCCAATCATCTTTCTCTTTAAAAGAGATTATTTTAATCTGATGTAATGGTGCAATATTGTCTTCTAACAATTTGCGGTTAATAATCTTTACTAGTCCCCATTCTTCTAACAAGTTTGCAATAGCATTTCGTCTTTGAATATCATTCTCTGAAATGTTAGATGGTTTTCCGTCTAACGCAAATAATTCTTTAAAGTGTACAATGTAATATTGGCCTTGTTTGTGCAAAATGTGGCATGATTGGTAAAGAACTTTTTCTTTTCGAGATGACACACCAATTCGAGTGAGTGTTTCCCTAACTTTTAAAAAGTCATCCTGTTCGTTGAGTGTTACCTCAACAAACTTATTCAAGTCTACCATTTTATTACCTCTTCAATCCACCGATATCGGTTTGTTCTTTTAGTTGTTGGATTTGTTCTTTGGTGAGTAGGCGTGCAGCTTCAGATGCTTTTGAATCAGAGAAGCCAAAGACTTGTTTTATACATGTTAAATCTTCACTTTTCGCAGACTTTACCCACTTTGCAAACGGCCGTTTTTGCGACCGCACGGTATTTAGTAAAAAGTCATTTTGTAACTTTTTGTCTAAGAAGTGGCAACTGTTCATCTCATTTGCGTACATGATACAGTCTTTGTGATAAGAAAGACCTCTATTGACCATAAATGGCGAATAGTCTTTTTCTGTTAACTCATCAACAATTAACTGTTTCTTGTTTTGAAGAATTGCGTTTAGATAATCAAATGGATTACTCATAACATTCTCACTAGGCCAATGGTATCAATTGCAGTTAGCAAGATGTAGTTAGCAAGCATCCCAAATGATTTCCGAGTATAAGCAGCCCAAGCATACATGGCGCAGCCAGAAATCCAAACAGGATAAAGAGCGAGAAGTGGTGGGTTGGGGACAGTAACAGCCATAGTAATACTGCACCCGATGCTAACAGCCCAAGCAAGCAACTCAATAACAAAACGAAACTTATTACTAGTCCAGTCATCACGAATCCAATCAAAAGTTGGTTTGAATAAATCTATCATACAAAATCACATGTTGCCATGAGCTCAGTTAGACATGCGACCATATTGATTTCTTGGTCAGCAACAAATGCTTGTTTGTATTGATACTCTGCGATAATCAAAACTGCTTGTGGAATAGATTGAGGTTTCATTACATCATACAATGCATCATACAATTGACGAAATAAAACATTCGCATCAATGTCTGTACCACCAACCCATTTACGAATTGCACCAAAGTCTTTGTCTTTGATATGTTTAGTAATCTCAGTAAGTTGAACATTACCAATCTGTGTAAGAATACCAGTATCAATCTTTCCAAACTGTGAGTATCGTTGCAACTCATTTAAAATACGGCGATTATCAGGAAAGTGTTTCTTAATTAATTCTGCAATAACTGAATCAACATACTCAACTTTTTCACTTTGCAAAATCATCTGAACTCTCTTAAAGAAAGCAGATGCC